TTCTACCGGCGCTGTGACGTCTGTTGTCAGCTCAACTAAGTCTGCCCAGCCATGGGCTTCTGAAGTTGGACAGACGACTGACACATTGCGTCGGAATTTTCCGAAGGACGGTTGGGCAAGTGGAACTGGCTTCACCTATAGGAACGTTACACGTGACAATTACAACATTGGTTATCAATCCACAGGTGTTAACACGTGGACTACCGGGCTAGCTAGTAGCTGGTGGGGTGGCGGCTCAATGCCGACACAGCGCCAGGCACACTATCTGGAGGGAAAACTCAGAGCTAAGATTAAGGACAGCAATGTCAACTTGGCCCAGGCTCTGGCTGAATACCGACAGTCTGCAGAGTTATTTGCAGATCTAGCACTCGATGTTGTGCGGACTTTCCGCTCGCTCCGATCTGGGAGGTTCCTTGGCGATATCGCTAGATTCGTCAAGTCTCCACGGAATTTTAAGGAACGGCGGGTTGCCGGCAATTGGCTCAAGTACCAGTACGGTATTCGGCCAGCAGTCGCTGACCTGTATGGATCTCTGGAAGAACTCCGGAAGGTCCTCGATGAAGGCAAGTTTATTTATCTGTCGGTGAAAAATCGGCAGACGAATAGCGGTTCGGATCGCTATACGGCCGCCCCAGCATATGGGTCGTCCTCGTGGCACTTCGAGCAGCATGCTCGCCTCAAAGCGCGATATAAGATTCAGAACGCAGGCTTGAAAGAGCTTGCGCAGGTCGGTATTACTAACCCGTTAGAGCTTGTCTGGGAACTCGTTCCGTATTCTTTCGTGGTCGACTGGTTGTTTCCTGTCGGCGACTGGCTTGCGTCCTTGGACGCGCTGGTAGGCACTGTGAACTTCTCGTATTTTGAGATCGTTCGCATCCGCGCGAAGGAGTCTGGTTCAGTGTATGGAGCATCGTTTAGTCGATCTTATCAGGAGTATTCCCGAAACGGACCGATTACGTCGTTGCCCCTACCTAGTTTTCGGTACCAACCGAGTACTAGTCTCACCAAAATCCTCAACGGTCTTGCACTATTAACCCAGCTTAAAAAACGATGAGTCAAATCACCGCTCCCCTCTCCATCATGAATGGAGCTGCCACTCCTGTGGCCGTCACGTTTTCACCGGAACGCGTCGCCCCTGAATTGTCGACTTTTGTCGATCGTTCGGGTGGTGTCTCGGCTTTGTATCCGCGCCTGAGCGTAAAGTTCTCGCCGGCTGCGGGCAATCGCCCGACAAACCGCGTGGACGTTGACCTCGACCTCCCGGTCGGGGCTACCGTCAACGGCGTTTCGACCGTGGCCTCCGTAGGTCGTGTTCGCTGCTATGCTGTGATCCCGGACACCTGGGACGCAACGATCCGTGCTAATCTGGTGGGGCTCTTCGCGAACGCCCTGGACAATGCTACGGTTCGTGGTGTCTTCAAGGATCTGGACCCGATGTACTAATTTCGGGGACGATCAATGCAAAAACGGAAACCAACTGGCGTTAGCCGTGGTTCCAGGGTGTTAGCCCTGGAGCTCCGTGCAGCTGCACGTCTCTGCGAAGGTATTGGCACAGTTCGTGCCCTGACCGTCGCTCTTCTCATCAAGTATAAGGAGTATCGCCAGCTCTTAGAGCTG